GATATTTCCTACGTCTACACTGAGGAGCTGACTGCTCTCCCAAATTCCATGTAAGCCAGTTTCTTTGGCTTTAAGATTTGTATAAACCATTTATATATCCTCCTTATTTAACTAATTTTTTGTAATAAAAAAGAACGTAATTGTTACGTCCCTTCAAATTAAATATGTAAATATTTATTTTATTTGTTTAATAATCCATCCAAGAATGATGTATTACTTTCAACTCTGCCAAATGCTAAGAAAGAAGGTTTTTCTACTTTCTGTTCTTTTGAATTCATAGCAAAAGTCTTTGTTGTCTTAACGACTTTACCAAGAGCAGCGTCAGCCTTTTCAGCTAATTCTTCCTTAGTAAACTTTTTAACATTTTCTTTTTCCATAAGAGCCTTAAATTCAGCTGTGTCTAAATAACTAGAATAAGCTTCATCTTCAAATACAGTCATCTTATCTGCAATTTCCTCAGCTTCCTCATATTCAGCAAGCTTTTCAGAAATAGAAGAGTAGTTTGCTCTCATAGACTCTAATTCAGCCTTTTCATCAGCTGTAACAAATTCTGTAAATACTTCCTGACGTTCTCCCTCAAAAGCGATAGAATCATTTTCTTTTGTATAACTCTGCTTATAGAAATTTCCACAACATGACTCATAAATAAATGAATTGTCATATACAGTTACGATATAATAATATTCATTTAAAGTTTCTTCAATAGGCGCAAGTAACTGATATAAAGCAGCTCTTACATCTTCGTGAGATAATTCAAAAGTCTTTGCAAACTTTTCTTTAACTTCGCTATTTTTCTTTGGGTCTTCAACAGGTTCGTCACCAGATTCTGGTTCTGGGTCATTTTCGTCATCTGGGTCATCATCTGGATTAGGCTCAGAATCGCTTGTCTTTTTTTCTGCTTCAACAACTGGTTCAGAAACAGGCTCAGGTTCAACTTCGTCAAAAGTTGCCTCGAATACTGCTTCAAGTTCCTCGTCAGATAGACCTTCATATTCGAAAGTTACATCTTCAGCAGTCTTATTATATTTTTTGAGTAATTCTTCAAATTTTGTCATATTAGTTTCTTCAAATCCTCCTTTCTTAAAATTATTAATTGGGTTTTGATTTATATTGAAACCAGACAATGTTTTATTAAGTTTGTCTAGTGTTTCAATTAATTTAGAGTGTTCATCTTCAGAAAATTCATTTAGAATAGAATTGTTAGACATTGAGAAATCTTTTAATTTTACGTTAGAACCTGCCATACCAGGTTTTACTTTGTTGCCATTATCATCATATCCAAGAATAGCGACTCCTGAAAAATAACCATCTTCAATAACCAAAGTATGTTCCTTTGCATCAAAACTCATAGATTTAATTGAGATTTCTACACTACAAGGACATTCTTCTTCACGTTTTATAATTTCAGTGGCTTTTGTATATTCATCATACAAATATCCATCAATCATAACGTTGTATCTGTCATTTTCTTCATCATATACAAGTTCAGCATTGTTTGTTTCTGGAATGTTACCAACTGCAATTTCATCATATACAATTTCGCCATCTTCTTCGTGAGCGTTATGTCCATAAAACTGTGGCACACCATTAACATCATGAATATATCCTAAGATTGGACGATTCTTAAATGTAGGCAATAATTTGTCACGCATTACTTCATATGAAACCGAGCTTTTATTCAAATTGCGCTCGGTATGGCACGCTTGTAGTCTCACAGGTGTCAAGCCGGTAGTTAAATCAGCATTGTCATTCTCGAATTTCAATGTTCCTGCAACCTGAACCACAATTGGTTCACCGGATTTTTCAGAACTAAACTTCATAGATTTCTTTCTATGACTATAATATTCACATAAATCATCTAAAGTAAGTAATCGTTTGTTCAACTGTTTGTTTTCCTCCCTTCTTTAAAAATTCTCCCAAAGAGGGAGTGATTTAAAACATCAACTTATTTGTAAATCCGATTTTATCTACTGGAATAGTGTCATCGAATTTTAAAGTTGAATCATTAATGAATATAAAAAAAGAACCCCCAGATGGAATTTCTGAGAATCCTAATTTAACTAAATTATTTTTTTGTTCCTTATCAGAAGTGAATAGGAATTGAGAATTATTTTTCATTTCATTATCACCTCGATTTATGCTATTGCGTTTTCTTGTATTCTTTTTGCTTCGTCAAGTGAATATCTTTTAAATATATACCCCTTAATTGACTCTCTTTTTCCTGAGCAACATTTGGTAATATTTGTTACCCCTATATGAGTATATTTACTTGCTTCTTCAATACTTGTAAAAATATTTATAAAATTCCAACTCAAATCATATTGAATTATTCTATTTTTACTGCGCCCATCATTATAATAAAATGCTTCATTATTTTTGCGAAATACATATCCATCTACTGATAGCAAGACCTTATTGCAACATCTCATAATTTTATCCTTTGGGATATTGGTACTCTCAGAAGCATCCAAGTAAGAATGAAAAGTATTAACTATTCTACCATTCATGTCATATTGTGTTATTAGTTGTTTTTTCTGTATACAATATTTTTTATCTTCTGGAACTGGGAATTTATAAAAGTCATCATTTTCATATCTCCAAACATATCCTCCAGATTGTATTAATCTACCTATGCAAGCACCTTGTACACCAGATACATTAAATCCATCATTTTTGACTAGATATAATCTTTTGTATGTTTTTAATAATTGTCCATCTAATGAAAACATTTTTACAGACTTTTGAAAAGCATTGTCGCCATAAAAAATAGGTTTCGTACTCCACCAGTAATCAGCGCATGTTCTAATCTCATTATCTAACGCATCAGTTATGTTACACGGTGCTTTCTTAACGGCTTGGGCTGCCTCTTTAATAGAACTGTACTTACTTATTAAAGTCCCATGTTTATCAAATTGATATACCTCTTTTTTGTACTTAGATTTTCTATCTATTTCATATAAATCGAAATCATCTGTATTTTTTCTAAAAACATATTTATCAGTATAACCAATTATTCCATTACAACATTGACTTATAGAACTCATATTGCAACCAAGCTGTTTCGATGCTTCTGACATACTATTAAAATGTTTATATAATTTACCATTTTTATAATATACATCAATTGGTATATGATAAGCATTTTCCAAACTTGTATAATTTCCACCATCAGTTCTATTGTAGCCATTATGACTATGTGTATTATATTTTTTAATATAATGTATTTCTAATGAGTTGAGCTTATCTTGTAAATTTTCAATATTTTGTTCTTCAATTTTACATATTATTTCAAAAGTAAAATTATCAATACCATATTTTTTAAAAGCTCTATATAACGAATTGGAAGATTTTTCCAAAGTATAATTTTTTGTATGTTCATACCAACGTTCTTCGCATGTCCTTAAAGTTTGACCAATATATGATTTTGAATTAATTCTATTTGTTATTTTATAAATATATCCTTCATAACATCCGGTAATATTATTAAAAGACATTTACAGTACCTCCATACTAATATTCTCCAAAATAAAAGAGTGAAGATTAATATTTTCTACATCTCCACTCGTTAAGTAATTTATCTATGTTTTCACAACTTTCAAAAACCCAATATTTTTTATGAGTTTTTTCGTGTGTTGCTTTTAATACATATCTCAAACCATTTTCTAAGAAAAAATCTTTTAATGGTTTAGAGTAACAGTAAAAATATTTATTTTCCAAAATAATCACCTCAAACTAATTATTTGCTGAAGTACCAGCATTTTTATCACCGTCTCTGGTCTGTATTGCACTATCAGATAAATCATCATCATTCTTGATTTGTCCACCAGAATCTTTTTTGTTTGACTGTGTAAACGAACTTTGAAGCGGAATCATCAAATCCTTAATTCCAATTGCATTTTCAAATGTTAATTTACAATAAGCTTCGTAAGGATTTCCCATAAGACTTGTCAAATAATCAAGAGCTGATCCACCAAGAGTGGCAGCGTCTTTCATTGCAGACTGATATTCATCCTGGTTGTACCAGGTGATTTTATGTATTTTAAATGAATAACCATCAGAAAGAACATTCTTTATATAATGATTATACCAAGACTCAATTTTATTAACTAAAACCCAGCATGTACTCATATCATTTTGGATAGCATGTTTTAATCCTACTGAATTAGTACTTGAACCTCCACTAATAACTAATTGAGAAGCTCCGGCATTTGCAAATATATTTTGAACAGACTGCGCTAATTCATTATTTGCTTCTGTTGTATTGGACTTAGGAAATGTAATCATTTCCAAGTCCATTGGACTATATGCAGTACCTACTAATTCCGGGACAACTTCATCAATAAGAGCTTGCATCTGTTGAACAAGTTCAAGGCTTAATGTAAAATCGTCTACACTTTCAGAATTAGGAACAGTTGGAATCTTACTAATAAGAAGTACATAATTTTCAAGTGCTGTACGATTGTTGATAAGTTCTTGTAAATCAATATCATCAAGGATTAATTCAAATAACGGAAGAAAAAATGGAAGAGGAGCATAGAACTCATCGTCTGGACATGAAGTTAAACAAAAGGTGGTATTAGGATCTAGTCTATACCACTCATAATCACGACCATTATTTTTATAATCTTCATATCCTTTTGTATGCTGTTCTGACCATGTACCTACACCATCATTATTTACACCATAAATATAATTTTTATTGTCATTCTTATCAAAATATGCAGCGTCATGATATACAATCCACTGATTATCTTGTGTTTTACCATAGATACGACAATACTGTACATCTAAAGGCATCCATATTTTTCCATCCTCATCAGAATCATATAACTCCCAAACAGTAAATCCATCTCTTAATGTCATATACATCTGTGAATATGAATCTTTAGCCAATTCGAACTTAGAGAAGTTCTTCAATAAGTTCTGATAATTTTTAATAGATTTAGTTGGATCAATTTCTTTTGTAAAATCATTCAACTGGGTAATGTTATAATAGAAAAGAGGCATTGAAGGGTAATACATAAGAAGCTTTTTATAAAGCATAGAATATCTACATAAAAAACGTGAAATTTCTCTAAGGTTATCTTGGCTGTTATTAGGAGAACTAATATAATTTCGAAGTAATTCCTTAGTGTATGTAGTAAATGTTTTTGTAAAAGTTTTTCCTACATTCCTCTGCAACAATTCCTGAAACTTTGAAAAACTGATTTTCTGTGCTCGTTTACGTTCAAGAGAGTAGTCAGAGTCATCAGTTTTTGTATATATTTTTTGTACATTATTATTTTTTGTATTATTACTCAATTTTTAATTTGTACCTCCTTTCTTAGAATCTTGTTATTTTTTTGGGTGCTCTTACGGAGAAGAGCTTAGATATGTCGGATGGGGATTGGGGGCGCTTTTTCTGACGTACAATATCTTGACTTCTTAGTGTAAATAAGCTATGTGCCATTAAAGCTAAACAATACGATCTGTCGTCATGGAGAATATTTTCAAACCCAGGCGCAAGATCGTATCTAATATTTCCATTAGACGATTTATACTTGTACATATGAGTTACTTCTTCTTTCATTGCATCAAGTTGCTTTAATCCAAGTTCTTCTTCAAAAGATAATTTATAATTTTTTTCAATAACTTCACCATTATTTTCTTCTAACATTGTTAAACTACCATGATAATCATATTCTGCCGTAAAACTAATCAAATCTTGATCAATCATTTCACATAATTGTGAATACATAATTGCTTTATATTTAGCTGGTTCACGCATACGGATAATATCAATCGCATCTGGATACCTTTTTACATATGGAATTGCATAATCATAGCTTGCATCAATTAATCCGTGATGCTCATAATCTTTTTCGCCTTTATGATTTTTCTCATAAAAATTATCAAAAAGTAAATCACATATTTGCGTAGCTCCACCACCAGAACCGGCATCAATATATATACCATGAATATTCTTATAATCAGGTACACCATATCCGTTATACCTAACAACGATATCTTGCAACATAGCCACTTGCTCAGGAGTCGTAAGAGGTTTTTTGGTTTCTTTATCAATTAAGTTGATGCCATTAACAACATCCAATAACCAGCCACGTTTGTCATCTCTATGTAATTTACCAACTAATACAAAGCTGTTATCTCTTTTTTTGGCTGGATCAAAGCAGATAACCATAAGAGAATTGTCGTCATTAACAAGCATTGGTGGTCTAACAACACTATTTCTAAGAACTTGTGATTTCTTAACTGCAATATCATCACCAAGATCTGAATCAAATTTATTCATATATTCACGAGTAGCCTTAGTTGGATTCATTTTCATTTCTGAATCAATTTTTGCTTGTGTAAGCAATGGAACAGGATATACCTTTCCATTATAAGTAGCATGAAGAATTACCTCGCAATCTATATCTGCACAAAAATAATTCTTATCACCTGCCATAGAATGCATTGCAGCTTCTTTATATCTTTTATAAAAAACATCATCCATAGAACCTGCTGAACTTGCACACACAACTTGATTTGGGAAATTTGGTGGAAGTAATGTTACATCAACATCACCACCAAGAGCGAAGTCACTGTTCTGAGTGACGAATGGAAGAGTAGCAGCGAACATATCTTCAGATACATACGATGCTTCATCATAGAAATTAAGTCGGCTTCTTCGACCACGAGATCCATCAAAATTTGAGTTGACCGTAGCCAAACTCGATCCTGAATAAAGTTTAAAGGAGTAAGATGCTGGATCGTGCCGAAACCCCTCACTATTTGAACTTTTAACAAGTTCGTTTAGAAATACATCTGTCAAACCAGTAAATGAAGCGATTTCTTTTTTTGCAATAGATTCAATCTTCTTCATCATACCTATACTTTGAGAACCTGTACTTGATAAAATGTACCCTTCAAATTTGGGCAGTAACATTGTTTTAGCCATCAAAAATGGACTACCTAGAGTTGTCTTACCAGCATTACGACTCATACACCAAACAACATTTGGTGTAATCCATGACATCATAAATACATATTTCTGATAGTCAAGAAATTCGATACCGAAAAATCTTTCGCAGAATTTTACTGGGTTTCTGCGCCCCCACTGAATTATTTCAGAGAATTTTTTCAAACCCTCTAACTTTAATTCAGACATATCATAATAAGTAGGTTTTTTGAAAAAAGTAAAATTCTTTGGAGTGAATTCATTAATAGAATCACCCATCAAGACAATCTTATCATCAGATTACTTGTCCTTTTTCATCTATAAGACCTTTTTCAAATAAGAAATCTTTAAGATCTTTATTTTCCTTTTTCAATAACCTACTAAATTCAACAGCATTATCTCTTTCTTTTTGAAGATTAAATAACAGTCCTTTCTGATGTATAACTTCTTTCTCCCAATCGTTTTCATCAGGATTCAACTGCTTTAACTGATTCTGATGATTCCTTGTCATAATGTCTTCGATTGCCATATTAGTTTCATAATCAAATGTATTTACCTCAGAACCATCTAAATCCATTTCTTGTAATTCTTTTATGATACCAGTAAGAGTACCAGCACCTTTACTTTTTCTATTGTTATTATTTTCAGATATTCCGTTATCCTTTGCTAGTGCAAGGGCAGAAGATATCATTTTTTGCTTTGTTTCAGCTAAAGATTTAATTGTTGATATAACACCTGGATTACTACCAAGTTGTTTCTTGTATTGTGAAATAGTATCATTGATTGTTTTTACATCCTTAAAACTTTGCACAATTTCAATTACAGCTTCAAGCTTCAATCCGTCATCTTTTACAGACTCATCAAAATATCCAACAAGCTTAGAGTAGAGAATAGGCTGTTCTGAAATTGGTTCATTTTCAAAAGGATCATAGCCTAAAAATCTAAGAACTGTTCGTTTATTCTTTTTATACATTTCAACAACATCTTCAGATAATTCGTCTTTTTTATTCTCTTGTGTGACTTCTTCATCTTTGTAAACTATTTTCTCTTTGAACATGTCGGAATCCATGTACCCCATACCAACATAATTTTTCATACTGATGTTTTTAATGTATGAAGTCCAGACATTTTCCTTACCTTTTCCTGTAACCATATTTTCAGATTCTTGAATACTTGCATTCCATACTGTTTCCAAAAATGGTTTATTAAGATAATATAGGGCTTTTTGTACTGATTCTTTTGTTGGTTCATGTTCCTCTCCATTAGCGTCTACTCTAAGCGCAATCTTTCTTGCACAATCACGGCAAATTCTTGAAAAACTTTTTCCACCAAGCAGAGGATCTGTATCATAATAAAATTTTGTTTCTATATCCTTATGTTTGTCACACATAGGGCAGTGTGCAGTGCCTGCATATTTATCAAGTTTATACTGCAATTCACCAACTTTTTCTCTTGCTTCAGCAGCCGTTAATTTAACTGGTTGCGTAGTTTTCTTGCTTGTAGCCAATCAACAGCCACCTCCTTTTATTCCAATAAATTAAGCACTCTCTGCAATAATAGTAAGAGTGCTTTCCAAATATTCTACATAATCGTAGTTGATATTTATTTGTAAATTGTTTTTCTTAAACCATCCGTCAAATTCCCCAATATCAATTCTATATATAAAATCTAAGAAATCATACGGAGAGAATTTGGTATATCCATAATTATCATGAAATAGTTTATGTGCGTCTTTATTTATACAAGCACCATATCCATATATGATATGTAAATCTTTTAATTCATCTCTTAATCGTTGAAATTCTTCATCTGTATAATCACATACTTGTTGTTTGACTTTTATATCAGTCAACTTAAAAACTTCATCAACAATATCTCTAAAAGCGGTAGTATGATGTACATTATCGAATTCTCCACCAGTAATTACACATTTACAATTACAAAATTCCATAGACTCATTGAACCAATCTTTTGTGTCAGATCTTAATTCTGTATACGTTGGCAAAATTCCACCTTTCCAACGTCCGTTAAGTTCGCCATTTAAAGGATTTATATGCCTTGGATTTTTATCACCAGCCCATTTACCTTTCATACGCTCACTAATAGCTTTACATTGTTCAGGACTTCTTTTTCTACCTTTCCACCAGCCATCATGAGTTTTATAATATTCTTTTTTAGTAGCTGAAATTTTATCTCTTGCCTCTTGCGAAATAATTCTTCCTTTTAATTTTTCACTACATTTTAAACTCCTTGCAATATTAGCTCTATTTTGTGCTTCATAATTTTTACCTGAAATTCCCAAAACACCTGCATGACATTCAATTGATCTTACGGTTCTATTTGGGAAAAATATATTATGTAATTCTTCACCTGTAAAATCCTTATAATTTTCATACATTATTTTATCTTCAGCTTCAGACCATTTTTCAAAAACAGTATAGTCAGGATTTAAAAATCCAGATTCTTTTTTACTACATTCTCTACATACATTTCGCAATCCATCTATACAAGCTAAATCAATTGGAAAATATAATTTATTATTAGGTAAATCACGTCCACATTTTTTACAATGACGAGTACCAGAATAAAA